CAGAAGAGTCATAAGATTATAATATTCTTTTGCGACGGTATCGTTAGCAATAACGATATCATCTCCAAGAATACAATAATCCGTAAACTTTCTCACACCTACGTTATGAGCGGCTAACTTGACAATCACATGATGTGTCAAAGCGAGCATTGCCCAAGAACTGTAAGCACCCATAGGTTGTCCAACACTATACTTGTACAAGTTACCTTTATAGAACCATTCGAAATCTAATAAATTAGATCAAGAATGACCTAAATTCGGTAACAAAATATTAAGTATATCGCGTTGAATTTCTATAGGAAGTCTATCTGTAGCAGCACTAAGATCGAAGGAGTGGAACATCACACCAGAAGGAACCCTTTGAATAAGTTTATTAAGGGGACCATGTTGGTCAAATGTACCATCTTCATCTAACTTAGACAGTATTTTTAGAATAGAGTTATGTAGTGGTTTAAGTGTCATTTGCAATCACCAATTGGTAACTGCAATGACCCGAGCCTTTCCGGCTTGGTCATAAACCACAGATAACCTACCTAATGATACCTTATCTAGGTGGCCCGTTGTCCTTAAAATTAAGAACAAAGGTGCTACTAAAATAACTAAGAAAATAATCCAGATCGGAACTCATAGCTTACCATAATAATAATGGTAAATTATAAGATTCATTAAAATACGGGGGTTTTCTAAGAAAGCCAACGCATCTAATGAAGATCCTCATGCAGATTTAACTGTATTTGGACCAGCCGATTCTAGTTTTATTAACTTAGGTTTATGGATACTAAGTGTGCCCTTGTGTATTTCCCTCAAAGCTAATTTTAACTTACTAGAATCAAAAGTTCTAGTAGTCCCTGAGAAAGGATCAATAATTGTTCCTAACTTAGGTTTAACTTTAGTAGGGAATACTCTAAAGACAGATAAGCAACCCAGGATACAAACAATAATCATTCTATTCTCCTTTCAATCAGTAATGATTAAACGGAGAGTAGATGGGATTATTGTAGGCAGCCCTAGGTGGTCCTTCTTAACTAATACCTTTGTAACGGTATTAGGTTCAGGAGAACCAGCTAAGAAGCGGATAACGAGTCTTAACACTTCTTTTAAATAAAGGAATGTGAAGTCTCAACCTGACTTTTCAATCAGGCGTTTTATCCTACTTCTTAACAGATCAAAGGAAGGCTTTCTTGAGGCACAACCTGTGATTCAGATAGTTAAGCGAAAGTA